CTTTCAAAAAACGTTTCTAAATCGCCCCAAGTCGCCGCCACGATCGGACTCGTGGCAGCGTAGTCGAGCGACTCGACTAAATTCCTTCAGTTGTTAACGCTGCCTATCGGCCGACGAATACGTCGTCGGTATAATCGTGGTCCATAATCGTGTAACTAGTAACGCCTCCATCTATGAGGACCGTGAAACCCGAAGCCCCGAGTGCGATCGCCCCTGGCAATGCCTGCGGCGCGTTGCACATTTTGTAGATCGTCGCGGCAGCCGCACTGCGGCTGGTACTGGCGACGTAGAAATTCTCGGTGCGCTCGCCGTCGACAAATTTGGCGACTGGGTATTCGTGTGTTTGTTGGGTCATCGCGTTCGCCCTTAAAAGAAGTGGTTAAATCGCCCCAAGTCGCCGCCGCGATTCCGATCGTGGCAGCGTAGTCGAGTCGCTCGGCTACGCTGCCTTACGGGATCGTCGGCTTACCGGTTGATCCATTCGGCAGCCTGACGTGCGTGTCGTGCGGCCTCCAGTCTCTCATTAGCCAGGGCGTCACCCATCGCACCGGGTGCCCGGCGTAGGAACTCCTGGGCATTGTATTCCAGCGTATCGCCCAAGGATTCCAAGACATGGCGAATGCCATGCTTGGCAAGGATGGGTGCAAGATCCTCGTTCACAGTGTCGATGAGAGTCGGCCTTGGATCATGCATTGTCATCACGCATTCCTCCAGTTGCAGGCAGGGGACAATCTAAGTGGATGACCGCCTCAAGATCGCCGTTCTTGTCGACTTGATACGAGACGACACTGTGCCCATGTTCGTCGCAAAGCGACTCCCAGTAGTCGTCGGGGTCGTCCGTGTCCCAGACCTGTCGGTAAAGAATAGCCGCAGGTAAGACAGGATCGCCCCAGCCGTCGCGAACGCCTTCGTACACCTGGACGCCCCCGTCCGGATTGTGCGCGTCCTCGATGTCGATCGCCAGCTTGATTGCGCCCGACAGGCCACCCTCATAGACGAGGTATCCATCGTCTGCGAGCGACCATCTATTGCCGCTGATACTGACCGAGCCACTGCCCTCAAGTCCCTCACTTCCAATTCTGTAGATCATTCGACACTCCTTAAGTTGGTAAATCGCCCCAAGTCGCCGCCACGATCGGACTCGTGGCAGCGTAGTCGAGCGACTCGCTTAGTTCAGCAGAGCCTTTGCGGCACTCAACGTGTACTCGGTGAGATCCGCTGCCGTTCCCGTCAGCAAGGAATCAAACCGCGACTCGGCGCGATTCTGTCGAGTCGACTCGGGATTATTCAATTGCCACAACGGGCTGTGGTCAAGGTTCTCCGTGACAGCGTTTACGGCAGCCCATATCGAGCCAGAGATCGACTCTTTGCCGTTGCAGCGTTCGTTGGCGAAGCGAGCGAGCATGTCGTCCATGAGCGACGCACGACGCTTCAGGTGGCGATCGAACTTTTTCAGTTCAGCATCTCGCAGTTCCTCGTTGACAACCGATCCGATTGCCTTGCGAATCGTCCCGTCGAGAATTTTCGCGGACGTCACCCGCTCGCCCGCGACGTTGCTAGTCAGTGCCTGATCCAGCACGTCGTCAAAGAACGACTCGGGCGACACTGTCATTTCCGCCGCCGCCAACTCGCGAGCCATATCCGCGAACTCGTCGAACTCTTGCACAGCCAGCCCGAGTGCGCGCTTAACTTCTGCCACTCGTTGCTTCGCGTTCTTCGTGTGTCGGATCGAGATCCCGCGTCGCCCTCGCGTGTTCGGCATTGTGTTCGCACACTCTACTCGCACGCTCGTCGGCATGACTTTGATAGCACCCGAACCGTCGTGAGCGTTGACGAACAGAATGTACTGCTCGAGCGTGTCGCCTTCCGCGACAGTCGCAGTCTCGGGCATCTTCGCGAGAATCCAAACCCTCTCACCTTTCCCGAGCGATCCGGCTGTGATCACTTCCGCACCAAAGTCGAGCACGGCGTCCACGAGATCCGCGAGCTGTTCATTCTCGAAAATCTCATATTGGCTGCCGACACTTTTTCCGATCACCGCGCCCGTGTCGCCGCGAACGATCGCGTAATTCCCAGACGGTCGGCTGACCACCTGGGCCTCCATGTCCGAGTGCATGACGCGGTCGCCATCCTCCATGGGTACGCCGGGACCGAGTGTGACGTCGACGCGGTGCTCATGCTTCCTTAAACCCCATCCCGCGAGCGAAGCAAACTCGATCGCCTGCTGTCCGTCAACAGCTCGATCGATCTGCACTCCCAGTCCATGCCACGCGGGCTGTAGGGCACTCAGCATGGCCACCTTTCCCGTCGAGTCGTCGAGATCCGCCCGAGCCTTCGCACTCTCGCGAATCTGCTGTCGCCCCTCTTCTGTCGTCGCGAGGCGAACGGCTTCCGTTTCGCTCATCCCGTACTCGTACGCGTCCCAGCCTTCGCCGCGATTGCTCGCGTCTCGACGTCGCGACAGCGTACCCGCTCGAGCATTGTCCGTCGCGTTGCTGATGTCGATTTTGTTCGAGTCGTGCTCTTCCTTTACAACGTTCGGGCCACTGTTCGTAATGTCCTGCTTCATCATGTCGCTAAAATTCATCGTGATCGCCTTTAAAAAGAGAGAAAAAAAAGAGTTTAAATCGCCCCAAGTCGCTGTCGCAACGTGCGGCAGCGTAGTCGAGCGACTCGACCGTGTCTCGTGCGGACTCTGCTACGCGGTGTCGATCACCCTGCCCAGTTCCGAGTGAGGGCTGGTGTCGTATCTCTCGTCGTCCTCCAGGACATCCCGATAGTATTCGGGATCCTCCGTGTCCCACAGCATGTCATCGTCGTCGTGCGAACCCTCGCCCTCGCCCTCGGCGATGTAGACCTGAACGCCGAAGGCGGGGCGGAACTCGGAGTCGATCAACAGTGCCTGTCTGATTGCGTCCGACAGTTCGCCATTGAAAATCACCGTCGTCTTTATGCTACATATTCGGTAATTCATTACTTTCGCCTTTCAGAAGAGAGTAAAAAACGTTTCTTTTTCGCCCCACGTCGCTGTCGCAACGTGCTGCAGCGTAGTCGAGCGACTAGCGCACCGTCTGTCCCTGGCGTAGCGAATTTACCTTGTCGCCTGTTGAAAGCGGAATAATGTGACTCGGGTCGCAAATCGCGGCAACGTCGGCTGGACGTATCCCAAGATACGACACAGCGCACGCGGTTTGCGGGCACCAAAAACCTGCGGCCATCCAGTCTGCGCACTCGAACGGATCGGAAAAACAATCCATCCACTGCGTGGCCAGTTCCGCTCGGCTTGCGCGGCCGCCACCATCGAATCTACTACCGTGATCGCGTAAATAGCTGGCAACCTGCTTTTCGTTGTTTGTCATTAATTTCGCCTTTCAAACAGAGATAGAAAAAAACGTTTAAATCGCCCCAAGTCGCTGTCGCACGTTGCGGCAGCGTAGTCGAGCGACTCGACTGTGTCTCGTGCGGATGTCGCAACGTGCTGCGCCTAGCTTTTTTCCGGTCCCACAAACCCCAAATAGACCAGCGCGTTCCTCGCGGTTGCGAATTCCTCAGCGTCTGCGATCGCCATCCCGAGTGCCGATCGCGGTCCGGTGCGATGCGAGTACCCCTCGCCGAATTGCCTGATTTCGATCCCGCGACATTCTGCCACACGCGAATTGAGGCTCGTGAGCGGATCGACTCCAGCTGGTACGATCTGCACAGCAACGTACCGATCCGGTCCTGACTGCCAGCCCGACCCTTTTGCATGCTGCGATCGTACTTCGACATAAGCCGTTGCGCCGCCCTCCCGAACCTGATCAGCGTCGACCGGTCCACTGACGTGGTTCTCGTAGTTTGTCCCGTTGACGACTCGTGTTTCAATAAATGTCATTGCGGTGCTCGCCTTTCAAACAGAGTTGGTAAATCGCCCCAAGTCGCTGCCGCAACGTGCGGCAGCGTAGTCGAGCGACTCGACTGTGTATTGTGTCTCGCTAACGAGTAGGCTTCGTTGGCTGCCACCGATAGGACCGATCATCGTGGATCGACCGTGTCTGCCCCCGGGCTGAGAGGTCGGCCACGTATGGCCTATTAACGCCGGGTCGCTTCGCCGATGGAATAAGTAACCAATCATTGCGATACAAGATTAGCCGCGTCGTTGATCTCTCGTCGACTACTTTTTGCCGGTTGAGCCTCGTCTCGTCGTGTTTCGTGTCTCGTCTCGTCGTGTCTCGTGTCTCCGTTATCGCGTCTGAGGATGACAGGTGCCTCGTCGTGTAGTGCTGGTGCGATTCTGCTGTCGCAGCTATCGGGTGATATCGTCACCACTCGTGACCAGTTATTTACGAGACGTGGCCGATTGTCTCCGGCGACCGGCGTGGTGTGCTGGGGTCGCGTCCGTGATGATCGTTTGGGTTTCGTCCCCCGGCTCTGGTCGCCGCTATGTCGTCTCCTCGTTTTGAATGTCTGCTTTAGTCACTTCAACTACACGCATGTTAGTCCATGTCGCGATGCTTTGCAATAGCGGTCGCGGTAAAATCTCGGATATTACGGAAGTTTTTTCGGCCGCTAAAACACGAGGGAATCGATGCCGCGAACAACATTCATGCTGTCGCTGGTCGTGCTGATATCGCTAGCTAGTGACGCTCACGCGACAGTCCGCAGCAGACGCCCGCAGCGTCGATCTATCGCGGTCGCGTGGCCGACGCGCGTCATTGCGCCACCCGCTGCGATCGCACGATACGCGACCGCACGGGCTGCCGCACAAGCCAAGGCCGAAATCCAAGCGCGCGCGGGTGCGTGTTTCCATCCGGGCGGGGATTTCGGCGGAGGCATCGCAGAGGGCGTCGGCTACTCGCCGCGATCCGCGCGAGACGCGCTGGCTAACTGCTGCTTTAGCGGATGGCTGCCAGTTGCTGCGGAGTCGTGCGTTCGCGGGCGGTACGGATGGCACGCATGCAAGATCTACAAATAGGACGTTTAATGACACACGCGACAGAAGGACGACTCGATCGCTTTAATCTAACGCCGCTCATGTGCGCGCCCCATAACTCCGTACCCGCGTCTGCTGTGCATGTCGGGGGTGATTTCATCTGCGCGCTATGCCGTGGCATATATGATGATGACGTCTATGATTGCAGCGGCTTTATCGTCTGCGGCAGATGCCGATACATCAAGCGGCACGGAAGACGGCCTCGCTACTACACACGTGGTGCATGCGATCTCCGTTATGGCCATAGCGAATTTAGCGGAAGCGACGAGTGGGGTGGAAGTGAAACACTACACAGATTCCAACACGTCGTCTGCCTAACCATGCGCGAATATCAGATCCACCAACAAATAGACATAGACAGCACTGCCAGCCTAGATAAATGACGCAGCAACAATTATCGTTTGCGTTTGCTGTCGAGCCTGATAGATCGACTACGCCCTGCGATCGCGTGCTGTAGCCAGTAACCGAAACGGTTTAGACGATGCATTCTGTGTTTGCACCGGCAACCATTGCGCGGCTCAATGCGAGTCGTCGACGCGATTAGCCACGCTAGACCGTCGCCCCATTTCCAGCGTTTATTCGGGAACGTTGCGTTGCCACAGTAGCCGCATGTTATCGGTCCGTGGATGTCGGGAGTCGCCCCGTGCGTCTCACGACAATATGGGCAACGCCAGCTCATGTCAGAACTCCAGATTTATCTCGCTGCTGGTCGGTATAACGCAATGTGGACCCGGGGTACCCACCGTGGTCGAGAATGTCATCAGATGCGACGCGCCCGAGCCGCAATCATAACGCGGCGAAAGCGACTTCCTGAACGTCGCCTTGTTGTGTGGTGTTATTGCCAGCTCACCCGCAAAGCCGGTGTCGAGCAACTCCAGAGACAGTTCGTATGTACACAAGCCCTGCACAACTGCTCCGTAATACGTGCAGCAGTCGTTCGTGCCTGACGTTGTGCGCGTAATTGCAAACGTCGGCGGAGAACACAAGCACTCATTGTCTGTTGTTGTCGCTGTCGGTGTTAATCCGCGTATTGTCGCGCTGATAGTCGCTGGCGTATCCTGCCGCAGGCACATCGAGCATTCGTCGGATTCGTCCTGCGTTGACGGGACAGTCACCGCGACGGTGGGAGATACGGTGGAGCTACACACCGCACCTCCCGTCGCGGTCGGCGCAGGAAAGGTCGTGCCCGCAAGGCTATCGCACGGCACGCCTCCAGCGAACTGTCGCGTCCATCTATATTGCGTCGACGTAGTGCTCGCCTGCGAGTCGATGTTGGCTACGATGTCCATTTGAGACATGCCTAGCCCTATCGTTGTCATCGCGACAGATATTGACCCTCTATTGCCAATGTTCCGAACGCAAAAACATTCCGAGATATCCCAATTGCACGCCGTGCCAGTCTGCGGGAAACGAAATAGGGCGTTCACTGTTTTGCAGCACGGAGAGTCTGTCGACGTACCGACGCCGGACACTGTTATGCCGAGATACTGCGGGACGAAGTTACCGCCAGACGCGCACGCCGGGCAGTAGTGTCCCGTTGTCGGCTGAGTCGTTGGGCAACAGTTCGGAGCGAATCGATTAACGGCCATTAGGTAGTGGAGCAGGCCTGATACGACAGCACGTATTTGCCGCTTCTATGATCCCAGTTCGCAAAAGTCCAGCGGTCAGTTGTCGCGTTGACTGTCGCGAAATGCCATACAGTCTCGTTTTCAGTTGTGTCTGTTTTGCCGGTCGACGTATAGGAGTATAGCGACAATGTTCCGCTATTCGGTGCATCGTCGATGTCCGATATACCAGCGATCGCCACGTCAAGGAATCCTACCACTGTCGACAGCCGCGCCCACGGGCGTCGCCTGCCGTGCTGTTGCGGACGACCGAGTTCCTGAGCCTCCGTATATTGCAGCGACGCCTTAAGCCGCTCGACTTGTTCCGCCGTGAACCCGAATAGTTCGTCTGGCATTACTACGCCTCAAACGCGATCACGAGGACATCGACATTGCCCGCCGCCGCCCCTTCGTTCTTGACTCGCAGCGTGCTCGTCGAGTTCAGGTTCGTGACGACTTGGCTCCTTGGCTCAAGCGTTCCGAACGGATTGCCCATGCCGCCCGTTGTGCTCGTCACGCCGAAGTCTACAGCGGTGCCTGTCGTTGTCGCCTCAAGCGATTGCAGAACCAACATGCCGGGCGACGTTATACCCGCAAGCGTCACCGCCGCTTCCGCGCTTGTCGCTGTGACAACCTGCGTCGAGTAGCCTGCCGCCGCCTGCGGAAGTTGTAACGTACCGGGCGAGTGCGTGTATTTGAGTTGCCCGTTTTCGTAGACAACCGACGTTGTGACTTTCAGTTCGTTAGCCATTTCAGATTATCCCCAGACCGTTAAAGTCTATTTCACGATACACCCTTAAGCGGGTGTACGTTGGAACGTCAGTCGTGTTAATGTCGCCGTCGGTTGTCAGATTAACGATAATCGGGTTTCCTGACGCGGTCTTTACTTTTGGCGTTGTGCTCGTCACGTCGGCAGGCTTTCCGCCCGTCCAGTAATATGCGCCTTGATTCAGAAGCTGAATGTCCCACGTGTCCCATTTATAAGTCAACGTATACGTAATGTCCCAGTAGTCGCCGATCGTCTTGTCCCACTGCGACGACACTTGCGGTATCGACAATTTTAACTGCCTCGCGTCTGCACCGAAAAACGCCGTTGCGTTGACTGTGCTCGCCAATGCCATCAACGCGGGACCGCTCACCGTTGCAATGTTCCTCCTAATCGTTAGCGACGGTTCTGTGATATCCATTTCCGGTTGCGGATCGAACAACTCGCCATTTGGTGCAACTATTCCCCTGTCAAAATCCTTGCTAGACGGTGGACTGCCAGCGTTATCGAAATAGCCTGGGATCATAATTCGCCGCGTCTGTGCTCCGTAGCTTATCTTGGGTGCCGCCGCGAGTGGGCTTATGGGTTGCTCAGGCTCATCTTCGAGTACCGTCGAATAAGTGATCTCAACTTCCCACTCCCACGGTGAGTCACTTTGCGACACGCTTTTATTTGTAACGACTGCGTCAGTGTCAGCGTCGTTTCCCGCTGAGTAAACGTCGCCAATCTGCGGAACCCCGAACGCCTGCCGAACTTCCTTTGCTCCGTCGTTTACGTTGTCCGTCGACACTTTGTAAACGACTTTGTAATCGCGTTCGCCCTTAGCGTTAACGGAGCCTTGTCTGCCGTCTACAGATATTCCGCGTACTGTTGCTGCCATCAGATCCCTGCCGCACCTAAAACAATTGGATTACGTGCGATCGTTTCGAGTGCCTTGCGCTGCCGCTTATTCTCTGCGAGTATCTGCTCTTCAGTCTGCCCGCCCTTCTGCGATTTTTGAAATGCAGAAAACGCTTGTTGACTGCCTCGTTCGAGTGCGCGGGGCGTGACTTGTTTTGCGGTCGCCAGTGCTTGCGTTTCCGTTCCCAGTTCGCCCGCCGCTGCGGTTGCGTTCTCTGCCGCCGCATCTGCCTTTGCTCGAACCTCTTCGACTCCGCTCTTCAGCCTGTCCGACAGCTTTTCTCTATTGGCAAACTTGTTGAAATCGTCTTCCGCCTGCCTTACGCCGTCACTAAAAGCATTCGCAAACGCTGTAGTTGTTTCGCCGCCTAACTTAAAGTCAGTGCTGAAATCTGTATTAGCTAGCATTTCGCGATTGGTCGCGACAACATCTTGGAAAGCACTGCTAAACTCATTCGCCGCATTGCCAATTCCGATACGGAATCGCTCTGGCAACTTTGATTCTATGAACGTCGCAACGCGTGCCAGTAAATCGATCATCCTGCCGATCGCTTCTGATACAAATTGATGCGCACTTGCGAACGCTGAACGGAACACTGAGACGACAGTCTCAGCAGCGAACTCGATCCCGCGAACCATCGCAGCAACGCCTTGCAACATGCCCTCAAAGACAAGCTGGCCGCCGACGCCCATTGCCATCCAGCCCGTTCGCAGCAAGTCCACACCGTCGAGCAGAAATCCGATCCCTTTAATCACGAGATCAACGCCGCCGCGAACCATGCCTGACGCCCCCTCGCCTTCCGTGCCGAACGCCACCATAGACTCGACGGCGAACTCTAAAAACGGCGCAAGTTCTACAGCGATTCTGCGAGCCACACCGCTGAACAGGGCACCCAGACGCGTCATGGCATCATTAGCAGACTCGATCTTCGACGCGTCTTGCCGGTTTAATGTAACGCCCAACTTCTCGGCATCCTCTCGAAAGCCTGCCAAGCCAGCACTTCCGACGCGTAAGGTGTTGACGAGTGCCGCACCCTCGCTGTCGAACAGTTTGAAGGATAGCCGCAAGCGGTCGGCGGGATTCTCGACATCTTGTATTGCGTCGGCGATTGCGGAGAATGCCGCCGCAGGCCCAGCCCGTTCGAGTTCTTTAGCGGATAGGCCCAGTTCTTTAATAGCGGCTTTCGCTTCGCCCGTGCCACTGGCTGCTTCTGACAGCCGCCGAGTCATTCGCTGCAACGCCATGTCAAGCGTCTGTGACGTGACGCCCGCCGTGATACTTGCAGCGTGACGCAGCGACGCCAGCTCTTCAGTCGTTAGCCCCAGTTTGTCAGCGGTCTTTGCTAATGCGTCGACGTCGGCAAACTCTTGCTTGACTTTCCCGTATGCCGCCCGAACTGACAGCAGAGCGGCGGCAGTCGCCGCGAGCGGTGCGACAATCCTACCGAGTCCGCCTTGTAGTTGTTGCGTCGACTGCGCGAATACGCTAATCGACTGCGAGCCTTTCCTGAGATCCTTGCGCAAACGATCAGTCCGAGCTACTAGGTTGATCGCGATCGTTCCGATTGTTGCCATGCTGACCTACTAAAAACGTTCGCAACGCTCGTTGTATTTCTTCGGGCGTTTGTTGTGGTGCCGTGTAATACGGCATGAACTCGTGTGGCTGTAGTGCTTTCTCGCCCTTGCTCCTCAACCTGTTGCTGATAGTCGACGCAACAATGCCTGCCCGTAAATCTGCCCGCTCGTCCCCGAACGGCTCAAGACTGAAAAACGCCAGCCACTCGCACCATTCGGCACACGTCAGGCGGTCAAGCAGATCGTTCGGGTGCCGATAGCCTAACGCAAGAGCGAGCCGAAACGCGATCATGCGTTCCGGCGACTTTTTCAGTTTTTTGCTGTGCCTTCAATGCTGTCCTTTGCCATGCCGTTAAATTCGAGCACAGCGTTCGATACTTTCTCTATCGTGTTCCAGTTCTTACCGAGCAGATCGTCAACGTCGCTTTCAGTAAACGCCGGATTAGAATCGGCGTCTATCACAGACAGCACAATCAACCGACAGTAAAACTTGGCAGCGTCCGTGTTGCTGAGTTCTCCGTTGTCGCCAAGTGTATCTGCGAGTTCCAATTTTTCGCGTGCTGAAAATGAACGGATTGTAAGCGTGCCCCACGCCCCCGCTTCTATCTCGCTCGTGTCCCAGTCTGTCGCCGCCAATACGCGTTCGCGAATTGTCATTTTCGTTTTGTCTCTTCTGCAATCAGCTGTACGGTTTTTAGTCGCAATATCTTCTGCGAGAGTCGTCTTCGCGCGTCGAATGCCTCTTCCATGAAATGCACGCCACCAACGAATCGCCTATTCGCTACTCCGCGTCGCCCGATATGGTGCCCAAACTCAACGAACCCGCCGTAAAATTCGTCGCCCTGGAACGCAATTTTGCCTGTCATTACGCGTATTCCCTTGGCCTTTCGACTGCGTTTGAGTGCTCGAATCTTGACTGACTTTTTGAGCATCCCGGATAGCACGGGTGCCCGCCGTTTAACAGCAGACGCGATCGGGCGAGCTGCCGCACGCGTCGCCTTGCGAATAATCTTATTGCGCACTTTCGGCTCAAGTGCGTTGAGTCGTTTCGTAATCTGTTTGCCGCCCGTGATTCTTGCGGTGATCATGTTACGTCGTCTGATAGCCCGGCTCGCCTGAGACTTTCAACGACAGCGTCGCCGTGATCAGATCGTCAAGCGGAATTTCGCGACCAATGTCCTTAACGTACGCCTTGAAACTGTCGGCGGTGCCTGTCGTGCTTCCTGGGTATACCTTGAACGTTTTTTCGGATCGCGCTAACTGATATGTAACAAGTCTTTTGTGCATGAAATTTCCAGAGTCGTAGATCAGATCGAGATCCACGGTGCCTGGGTCACTAAGACCGGGCGCGAACTCGCGATGAATTGCCGGTGTGGAATCTAAACACGTAACATCTACGTCGTCCATCGAATCGCCGGGACCGCTGATTGATCGCACTTGCCCGATTATGATTTCGGCTGTTGTCGTCTGAACTGTGATTGCCGAGCCGTAACCGAATATCTTTGCCATTGTGTATTCCCTTTACGTTGAGTACCAGACGCGAAGTTCGTAAGCGATCACGTGTCGCCCGTCGTCGCTGTCGATGTTCCTGGAAAGATAATCGTCCTCTTTGTCTGCAAGAAACATCCCCTTAATCGAGCTATTGCCCGCCGCTGTCTTTACGCCGTCAAGCCGAGCGTGAACGTGATCCGCGACAGTCTGTGCGTTGCTTTCTGAGTCGGCGACAACTTCGATATCAATAAACGCTTCGTGAATCCCGCCCACCTGATCAAGCGTGCGTGGCACTGTGTCGCTTGCTGTGCGAAACCAGATATATGCGCGGTTCATGTGCTGCGGAACGAAGTTGTAATGCACGCTCTGCGTCGTGCCGAGGCTGTCAGCCAGCGACGTTGACGCAATTAAGAAGGTTCGCAAGTCCTCTGGAAAAACTGTCATCGCTCTTCGCCGCACAAAAGTTCTAAGTGCCAGTTCTCGAACTCAGGATTATTAACGTGCCCGATAAACAGCGGGCGGCTGCCAAGCAAAAGTCGTTTTCGTGTTGCGCCTGTCGTGTCCATTGTCGATAAATATTCGATCGTCACGCGTCGCGTCGCGTTCGGGTACACCTGCTGTGCGAGTTCCGCTTCTCTGCCTTCCAGTGATTCGATATGCGCACGAACGTTCGCGTCGGTTGTCCAGCCGCTCGACGTTGCCACTTGGTGCCCGAACGAATCGAGTGCTGTTGTGTTCGACTGAATCGCGACGCGATGCCTTAGCATTCCGGCGGGTATTCGTTTAGCCATAATGCTCAATCGCATCTTCCGCCATCAACGCGTCGACGCCCCATTCAACCGCTTTCGTTATCGTCCCGGTCACAACGGCTTCGCGGTTTCGGTATAGGTGTGCGGTCAGCATTTTGTGCGCGTGCGTTGCGTTCGCTGGTACGCTGCTTTGTGTCGTGCCGTGCCCGCAGACGTACGTTACAACTACGTTATCCGGCTCGTCGCGCAGAGCGGGCCAAGTATTGTTCTGCGCCTCGTGTATCTGCCCTGGAGAATCTGTTGTCACTTTATACGTCGTTGTGCTCGCCGTTGTGCTGACGCCCGCACTGTCGATATAAACGATCTTAGTGACGCTCGACAGCGGAACACGAGGCGGGCAAATCACGCGGTCGTGCGTGTATCTCGGATCGTCCCAGCCACGCATACTGAGCGTGCGTGTCTGGTTTAGTAGGCCGACGCTGTAACGCGTTTCAAGTTGCGCGGTGACGCTGTCGAGCACTTCGCCAATGTACGCATCGTCGTGCGTCGTCGAGACGTTCAGATGCCGTTTTGCTTCGGCTAACGTAACTGGGTCAGTTGTCGCCGCTGTAGTCAGTACGTCGCTCATCTGAGCACCTTCCGAAGTTTATCGCGTGCTGGCAGTTCCGCCTCATATACACACAGCACGCCGTCGCCTCGCGCCTGCTCGATGGCCCTGATACCCTTCACGAGTTGGCTCATCCCTTGCGGCTCGATCGACGCGGACTGATCAGAGCCGAACATAGTCCGGTCAAGTGTGATGTGGCGTTCTATTGCGCACGCGCCCAACGCGACGGCTGCATACGTAGTCGTGAGACCTGCCTCATGTCCGCTATAACCAATCGGGCAGTGGGGTTCGATGCTGTAAAATAACTCGGAAAGAGTTTCAATTCCTCGCAGATTCAGGTCAGCGTTACGGCACGGGTAACTAGACGTGCAGTGCAGCAACAACAACTCGTTTCCGTGTCCTGTTATTTCCTCGACAGCCGACGATATCTCGCAGATATCTGACATGCCAGTTGATAGAACTATAGGCTTTCCCGTCTTGCAGACTGTCGCAATCAACTCGTGATCCGTCAGGCAAGCAGACGCGATTTTATAGCACGGGACATCGAAGCTTGATTCCATCCTATCTACGCTGGGACCATCCCAACACGACGTAAACCACTGGATGCCGCGCGTGCGGCATATGCGATCGATGACGTTATATTGTGATACGCTTAACTCCAGACGGTCTTTTAGTTGTCGGTTAGTAGTGCCCCACGGATGTTCTCGTAACGTCGCTAGTTCTCGCTTCGAGTACACGGTGTCGACCGTGCGTGTTTGGAATTTCACTGCATCAAATCCAGCCTCCGCAGCTGCGTCTATCAGCTGAGTACATATACCCATATCTCCGTTATGGTTTATTCCGATCTCGCCGATGATAAACGTCTGTTGATCAGGCGAGATCGTGCGGTCACCAATTTTCATGTCACACCGTGCAGTAAAATGTCATCCAGTTTCCGGGCCACGGCGGGCTGACGTGCTCAGTATCCAGCCAGCGGGCCATAGTATCAGGCGTCGCGTATCTGTCAGGAAACGGAAACGTTATTCGGTCGAGTATAAAGCCGACGTCGATTAATGCACGCGTCATCGATTCTAACGTAAATAGACTGCAATGCGTTTCGTCGCGCAACATCCTATAATTGCCACCAAATCTTTCCGCGCAAGGGCTGCCGAAGTCCGGCGTAGACAGAATGAACGTTCGGCGTGTCGCCAGTCGCATTCGCCGCAATTCCGTAATCGGCTCTGGCATGTGCTCGATTACGTGATGACATCTAACAACGTCGAACTGGAACGCCCCGTATGATAAGAGAGATATAACCCCGCGTGCCTCCGCCTCGTCCATTGCTTTCTTGCAAATGTCCGTGCCGTATTTCACGATATTCCCAGGCAGTGCCGACAAGAACCACCCCGGTCCACAGCCGACATCTAGAACGCTGTGCGGCTTTTGCGATGCCACGTATGATATTTCGTCTGCGACGTCTTCTACGTACTGTCTCTCCTCGTCGCTGCCTATTCGCTCGCGTACGTTGCCGTCTGGATCGACGCGTCGATCCCAGTAGTCATCGCAAGTGCGTGTTGGTACGCGGGCGGCATAATAATCGTACTGCGAAATAATCATGGCTGACACTGCGTTCGATCGTCAATCAACAGGTCGTAGTAAGGCTTGCCAAACTCAAGCGCGTTGTACTGCACGTCCCACAACCTGAGCTGCATTAGCGTTAGGTCCATCCAGTCAACGCCGGTCTCAGTGCCTCGTGCCGTCCATAGCGTGATAAAATGTTGGTCGTCGAACAGTCTGTTAATCTTGTTAATGTTCGCTTTTAGCGGTTTGGCGTGGTCGTAGTTTCCTCCCTCGTTTGTGCAAATAACTCCGTCGATATCAACTCTGATTTTCATGCCTTACGCCCGTGCTATCTGTGGTTCCGGTCTTGCGGAACTGTGGTTCCGGTCTTGGCGTTAAGAGCGGAACTGTGGTTCCGGTCTTGAATCGGAACGCTGACACGTTGTTTCGCGATCGCTGTAAGCGTTGCTGTTATCACGGGTGCGTTTAGCCGCATTGGTAATATCTGTGACACTGTCTCCACATCGCCAGTGCTGTCGATTTGAAACGAGTCGAGAGGGTGCATGTCAAAGTGTCCGATTCTCCCGCCAAGACGCGAGTTGTACATTGACAGCACTTCTTTCCTGAAAATGTAGATACTCCCGTTTTCTTCAATCCTCGACATTACTTGTTCTTGTCGTCGCCGCCGCGAGCTATAGTTCGGCGTTACGTCCGTCCTGCTTACTGACCACGTATAGCCTTCTACCTTGCGCGCGGAGAACATCGAATCAAGATTGCTGCGCTCGAAGTTACAGATCGCGGCGTCGATTAGCCCTGGCTGTCGTATTGGCGACGTCGGCTGTAACAACACAACAATATCTGGCGGTCGTGTAGGCGGCTGACTGACATCGTCGATAACTTCTTTCAGGCATAACTCCGTCGTAGCATCGTCTGTTGCCGTTTCGTCGCTGCGTCGGAACCATTCTGCGCCTAACGACTGCGCGGTTGTCCCTATGTCGAAGTCGTCCGTCGCTACAATCAGCTGATCTATCTTGGCCGAGTCCAACGCCTGTTCTATCGTCCATTGAATCAGCGGCTTTCCGCAAAGCGGGATCATGTTCTTTCGGGGGATGCCCTTCGATCCTCCTCGTGCAGGTATGATCGCCAATATTTTCATCGCTCTGGCGTTACGAGTCCTTTCTGCCGTGCTTTTGCGTCTCGCTCGCGATCGTAGTTGCGGGCGAACATTCCGCTCAGCAGCTCGTCTGCTTGTTTCTTATCGACGTCTAGTACTGTTCCTGGAAACGCGTTTCCGTCAGGTCCGCACATTGTTTTAAGCATCGTTATTTTCACAGCTATTTCTCCGGGTAAAGATTGCTTTGCATTTCGTATAGCGTCGATTCTAGCGCGCCCGACAGATAGGCTGCCTCGTCGTGTTTCTGCTGTTCGATCGCTTGCGCGTTGTTTATTCGCTGCTGCAACTCCTGCCGCCGCGCTTGCATCTTCTTAAATCCTTCGGTGTGATGGTGCCCATATATACAAGGAGACCTCAGCACGTCCGACGCGGCGGGAATAAAAAGGTTGATCCCGTGCCCCGCTAAAAGCCCAAACCAATACTCCACGCTGGGGCGTTGGCGGGCATACTCGCTCGTGAACCACGAGGCATGACCGTTCGCCATTGCGTGCTGTGCCATATCGACGCCCCATGCGCCGACATGAGAGATCTTAACGTCGCCATGAATGGACTCGAACAACGCATGGCACAACATCAACGAAATTGAGTTCGTTAAATATAGTCGCGGCAGGTGCGCAAACGTTTTCCTTATGGCGTCTAGTGGGTATGCTGCCGCAGCTGACCCAAATTCCTTCGGCGGATCGTCTCGCAGGAATATGCTTCGCTCGCCGTGTGACTGCTGGCGAAGCCAATCGTAATAGTTCCCGTACGCTTTTGCCTTCGTCAATTCCAGCTCGTGCAACTCATATTGCCGGTCCCATCGTGGTATCTCGTTATTACTGCCGAGTGTATTTAATATCCATATCTCCCACGACGGATCATCAAAAGGCGCGAGCTGAACGGTGCTCGGCGCTTTCCCTAAAACTGCGATTTTCCGCGTCTGCGTCTCAGGACTATCAGACTGTAAAGTCGTCAATCGGCTAGCCACAGAAGACGTTCCGTTATCGTCGCCCATTGTGTTTGCGCAGCAAGTCCTTGTTGACCGTAGAGACAAGACAATAACGCACGCCCACGGACTACGTGTCAGGCGAGACAACTGCCGTGTCGTATGTCGTCGCGCTTTGCAACTTACGAACTCCGTACTGGCGCGCGACAAGTTGATGGCGGCAACCCACCGTCGTGTTCGTTGTCGTTGCCTTCAGGTATCGCTTACGCGGCCGGTAGACGTCTACGAGGACTAACGCTTTTCCTCCTGTCGATGACTTCGTCCCGCCGTCCACGTTAACGAATGTTGCCGTTGTCGACGCTGCCTGCGAAACTGTGACCGTTGTAGCCAAACCAGACGAGCCAATGATTGCGACGAATTGGCACCCCTCGAATCCCGCCATGTCGATTTCGCCAGAAATACCAGACGACACAGCCGTCGTAGCGTCTGCAAGGTGAGAATATTTGTCGTAGTTTGAAGCCTGCATAGTTGATTAACTCCATCATGATGGACAGAAAGAACACGACTAGGCGAGCGTTACGCGAGCGAACGCTTCCTCAAGTACCGGCATTCCGTCCAATTCGGCGCGAATAAAATACCCATCCTCGTTACTCCCCATATACAGTTCGCTTGCAACTTCAATCGACATCGCGAGAGATTCCGCGATCCAGTAATATGAGAAGTCGCCGATAGCCCCCACATATAGTCCAGTGGTAAACGTGTTGGGCGCGAACTCAGATACCATATACGGCACGTCGAGAATGGTCGACTGACGATCGTTAGCCAGTCCGCGCGTCCATAGGTAATCGCCGTTCCCGTCTTTCAATTTTCGGATCATCTTGATCGCGTCGCGATGGAACAACCACCGTAAATTGGAAGACCGCAGATACTGCTCCTTTAGGCTGTAGAGTGCGTTTACCAAACCGTCTGCCGTTATCGCTGACGACGTGTTGTCCGTCGACACGTCGGCAGTCGTGCTCACGCCGTCAGCAGACGCCGTGAACAGGCCGAGCGGTTGCTGCGACCCCGACCCCGTCAGGAATCCTTTTTCTTCGGTGACGCCGAGTTTGAATTGGAGTCTGCTACGGACAAGCGAATCAACTGGAATCGGCGATCGACGCAAAAGCGTTTTGCTGACTTTAACCAGCTGCGCGAGCGGGTGCGGCGTCAGCGATCGCTTGCCAGTGGACATCGTAGAGTCAGCTGACCCCGTCGATAGCTCGACAGTCCACTCGGCGTCAGAGGGGTCGTTGTCCAACGACGGAGCGCCGATTGATGCTGCGTTCGTGAGCGGAAGAATAGTCGCCACGCTGCGAATCGCCAGCGTCTCGTCGAGTCCGTCGATTAGCTGCTGAATGAAGGTTTCCGGGATCGTCAGCGTACCGCCGCCCGTGTCGCTGTCCATTTGCAGCGCGGCGAGTTCCTGTTGCGCGCGAAAGCTTCTCGGGTTGACCAGATAGGATCTGAACGCCGACATCTCGCGTTCGCGCGTATCCGTCAGGGTATCGCCGACGATCCCTGTTTGCGGTCGTGTAGGCGGCTGATTGATAATCGTAGCCTCCCGCTCCGCGAGCCTGCTACGTCGTTCAGCCCTCTGCTCGTCGATCTCGATTTGCTCGTCGTATTTCCCGACGTCTGCCTCTAACGCCTCGTATTTCGCTTCGTCCTCAGATGTCAAATCGCGACTTTCGCTGTCCGAATCGTCGAGAATGCGCCGCATCTGCGAGACCAACTCGGCACGTTCCTCGTATAGATTTTTCGTAGCCATTACGACCCCCTGGGTTGTCGGCTAACGAAAAAAAAAGCGTCGCGAGCCGAATGGATTAGATTCAGCCCGCGACGCCTTGCGAACGCGCACTATTATTTACAGCGTACCTTGCCAGCCCGCGACGCCATGCGAACGCGCACCAGCAGCGTTCTAGGTTACTCGCTTTCGACGCGCATCGTCAAGTGTGATGCGCCTGCGCTCTGTGCCTACACGGCGTTTCCGTTGTTCGATAATTTCGCACGACTCCCATGCGTCGACCAGAAGTCGCGTATTTTCGGCATTCGTGCCAGCCTTCCCGACGCCAAGCTCCGCGAGCACCTGCGACATCGACGCGACGCGATCTATGAGTCCTATCTGTTTGGCGGACTGCGCGTGGAACGTACGCCCATTTCCTAACTTCTCGCGCGCCTCGCTGACACTGACGCCGCGATGACGCGCAACGGCTGAGCTGAACGCAGCATACGTTTCATGAACTTGTTCGAGCTGATGCGTTCTCGCTTCATCGGTCAGCGGCTCGAACGGGTTGCCCTCCACTTTGCGTGCTGGCTCAGCGAAAAACTCCACGCTTATACCGTCCGATTCCAGCGCTGACGAATAGTCCCAGTGCATTCGGAATACACCGATAGACCCTACGTCGCTACCTGGGGCGGCGATAAATGTGTCCGCCGCTGACGGTATCCAGTACGCAGCAGACGCTGCCTGAGAATTCGCGACTGCGACAATTGGCTTAGTTCCGCGAGCTGCGAATACTCTGTCCGCTGCCTGCTCTACGCCCGCTGACGTCCCCCCAGGAGAGTCTACGTCGATTACTATAGCTCCAATGCGATCCGAGTTTACCGCACGCTGGAAGGCGGCCTCGAAGCCGTGCGTCGAAGTCCCGCCCGACTCTAAGTCGAACACGCTGCCGCGTTGCGTGATCATCCCGTGTAGGGGAATGATAGCGACGTTACCGCGAGACATAGGCAGGCGCGATGAACGCTTAATACCTGCCCGCTGGGCCGCAATCATATTTTCAAGTTTTGTTCTTAGCGGGTAATCTTCGGCTATCAGCCAGTCATAGACCGTCATGAGTTCTCCAAATCTCGGATCGCATCGGCGACGCGATCCGCAAAGCCGTCTTTCCGTCCGTTCGTGAGTTCAAGAAAAAACAGCCGTCGCGAGTCGATGTGGTTTTCGATGCAATTACTCTGCGGACGCCCGATTTTCTCTAGCGCTGACAGCGGTTCAGCCAGCCTTTCCGTTAACCACGCGCGAGTATCTTCGTAATGCTCGTCCAGCCACCCCAGAAATGACGCGTTGCAATACTCCTGCGCGCGGGAAGCTTTTTTTGCGGCTCGATTTTCGCGCTTGGAACTCGTCCACAATGCATCCTTAATTAAACCGATGGCAGCCGATTCTATTTCGTCGGCGCTTGAAGCTGATATAGCTACTTGCGTGCGACTATCCATTTCTGATAAATCCTTTTTCATTTCGGCCTGCTGGTCGTGAACGGATGATAGCCTGCTTTCCAGACGCGCTTCGACATCGCACAAAGCATCCATTCCCAACTTACTTAACTGTATAGCTTCATCCTTAATCGCGGCGAGAGACTTGATCCACTGATCCTGCCAGTTGTCAGCGATCGTATCTGGCACGCTGCCAGCTGGCGACATATTTAACGGCTGTAAATAAACGTCACCATTCGGGACCGGGTTCATATTCTCTAATGATCTTATTTCGTTCGTGCTCAACCAGCCCCATTGTTTTGCGGTTGCGAACGCGTTGTACCTGCTGGCTATATCTCCGCGTAGCAGAGCGTCAACCAGGAACTCGAAAAATAGTCCGCGCCGTTCATTACTGCGCAATAGTTTTTTGTTTAACGCACCCTCCCAACGCTTTAACCACGGCGTCAGAGAATACGTCACAAACTCAATTGCCTGTTGTTCGATATTTGAAAACGTCGCCCGTTCCAGCGAGCCTATCATGTGCGGGGGTACGCGGAACCAACGTGCTATATCGTCTATGCTGAAGCGTCGACTTTCCAGAAATTGCGCATCGTCATTCGTCATTCCCAGTTGAGTGTAGGTGATGCCGCCGTGTAGTATCGCGACTTTATGGGAACTTGTATTTCCTCGATGTATCTCGTCCCATTCTTTACGGAAGTTCTCGCGGTGTTCTTTGCTTAGCCGTTGCTGTACGACCAACGCGCCTGACGGTTGCGCCGAGTTCCCAAACAGCCCGCCCGCATAGTTTTCGGTCGCCATTGCCGTACCGATCGCCTGCGCGGCTTGGGTCACTACTGAATATCCTGTTATGCCATCGCTGGACAACGACGGGACATGCAGCATTTCCGACCGTGGTATTGTTTCTTTCATTTTGTCTACGTGATACACAAAGTCGTCGCCGCTACCTTCGATCCTCACCGATTGCGGGAGTCGCAGTTCGAGCGATAGACCACCCGCCGCTTCGGTTATGCGCGAATATGAATTGCCCCTGATTGCCATGTGAGCCGTGGCGGTCTCGAAAAACTGATAGGGACTCATGAAGTCGTTGGGGCTGTCGTGCACGACTGTCATTCGCGGGTCATCTGACTGACGCTCTTTCCCCCCTCCTGGCATGCGCCGATACAGTATGCAAGGCAGCGTCGCAACTGTCTCGCTGATGACGCGAGTTGCCGCCCAGACGGCAGAATACGATAACGCGGTTTCCGCATTAACGTCTACTTGTGCGGTGTTCTCGGAACGATCGAACCAGCCGACAACTCCAGCGGCAGGGTGGCCGAGTTCTTGCTTGACTGCTGACGACTCAGGAAGAAGAAAGTTGATCATCAGTTACGATCTCGCATGAACGATCCCGGCAAGTATCAGGCAGCCCACGACAGCACACGCCGCTCCGGGATGCCAGAACCACGCCAGCCCACCCGAAATCAGTGCCATGCTAAGTGTACCTAATATCGTGTGTATTGTATCTCGTCCCATAAACTGAGAATCCCTTCTGTGCGCTATGGGGACTCATATTCCCGCTTCGTCGTCTGTTAAATCGCCTTCGAGTTCCGAGAACATACACTCGCTGTACGCCATGATTAACGCCACGATGGGATCTATCTTGTCTTTGCTTTTGTTCTTGGCTGGCATTATGTAATCGGCTGAGTCTCGCCGGACGCTTACGTTGTTAGCGCACCAACGCAATAGCGGGTTGTCGTTATGGCGAACAAGACCAAGCCCTAGAGATTTACAAAAGGCTGTCGTCGGCTCGTGGTATCGCGAGCAAGATTGGTGGAAACTGTAATCGGTCACGCCCCATTGGTTTTTAACACGCGTTAGAAACTCGCGACAGTTCTTAGGATCGGCGGCGAGCGTCAACACCTGATAGTCGTCGATAGATTCTTTCATGACGCGATAGATGGCGTCGATATCAGTCGTGTCGCCATCTGTCGCGACCACATATCCCTGGTCTATCCATGACAGCCATGGCTCAATGGTTATGTCTCGGCGTCCGTCGCGTGGCATCCACGCCCAGCATTTTACGTGGAATCTGCCATTGTCGGGAAACACCAACACGAGCGCCGCAAGGTCGTCTTTCCATCCCCAGTCAAAGCCAGCATGGCATGGTTTGCCAGCGAACTCGAAGTCGTCCTCGCCGCTCCCGCAGTCCCACAATTCCGGCGTGATTAACTGAAAGAACGAGGCCACTCTCTGATTCGCGTAGTATCGTCGAAACGTCTGCCGCGATTGCGGGAAGCGAGTTGCTTTAGCGGCTAAGCTTCTCAGCTCTTCTATTTTTACCGGTGATCGCGGCTCGTTCAGCATTGGATTGGCTTGCGGCCAGTACGCCTCGTCGAGTACGTCAACGGGTATATTCCCGTGCTGGTCGCAATACTGACAGCCGCTGCCGGTGCATTTCGGGCACCGTTCAATCTCGTCGATCTCCGCCATATACGCAAAGTGATTGTCGCTGGCGAACGTCCCTTGTGTAACCGCCTGATAAAAGTCGTACTGCTCTTGCCAGATAGATGAGTTATCGTCGCCCGCTGTTGTGGTGATCACAATCAAAGGATCTTCGCGTTTAGCCATTGCCGTTTCGATTTTCTCAAACAGTCCTCGCTGTGTATCGTGCCATTCGTGCAGCTCGTCGATAAATCCCGCAGACAATATCCATCCGTCCGACTTTTTTGAATCGCTACCTTTCGGTTCCATGACCGATCCGTTATAGGGATGCGTCAGAATTGTTGATATGCTTTTTCTCCGCTCGATTAGATTTACGAGTTCCGGTATGCCGCTTTGCTCGATCTGCTTTTGTGCCTCGCGGAAAACTATGTCGCGCGCCTGCGCTTCCTTGGTCGCAAAACAATACACCTGCCCTCGCGGGCTTGCGCGTCCGCACACCAGAAAGATATAGTTTGCGATCGCAGCGGATAAGGGACTCTTTCCGTTCCCTCGCGCCACCGTTATGAACGCCCACCGAAATCGCCGCAGCTCGCCGCGACGCCACCCAAACAAGCACCATAAAATAAACTTCTGCCATAGTCGCGGCTCGAACTGTTCGCCAGCATATTCGCCCGTCGTATGGTTGAGCACGCGAACGAAGTTTATGGCCTCGTTAGCGTATGAGGCATCGAAATGAATGCCGCGTTTCTCGCCGCTTGTCAGGTCGGCGACGTGACGTTCAACAGCGGAAATAACGTGTCTTCCAGCGACTATTGACCCGTTCTGAACGCCGCTAATGTACTTCGCAACATCATTAGCGTGATCCATCGACTAACCTGTTTTCGATCCTTTCAAAAACTCCGCCCATCGACTCGTGCTTTCCTCCTGCGTGTTATTCGTGCCGACGATGCGTGATTTGCTCGACGCCGTCATTCCGAACTCGGCGAGCATACGAACGCACTGGTCCTTGTACTTGTGTGCCTCGACGCTAAATGGATTGCGGCGAATCTCTGTCTGGCCGTCCTTGCCACGCAACACGACCGCTTGTCCGAGCCGCTCAACCATTTCTTTTGCCTGTCGCCACTTAGCGTACGAGTCGGCGTATATCTCGGCAGCGTGCAGCCACGTCGTCGAACTAAGAGACATGGCGTCGACTTGATCCAAGAACCACGTGAACGCTTCCAGCTCGCGCCCTTCTAGGTGCTGCGGTGGGTCGGGGCGTCCGGTAGGTGCTTCCGGTTCTGCGCGATTGATTCGTGATGGTTGAACCTTGTCGACGCCGCGAAGCAGCTTAAGTTTTGTTGGCGTTGGTTTGCGCCCGCCTCCGCGTCTACGTTGTTTTGCCATTGGTGTTCTCCAGCGTGCATTTACATCCCGCGTCCGTCAGTCGTTGTAGACAAACTGCAATATATTTCGGTTCTATTTCCATCGCGTAGCAGCGGCGGTTGAGTTGATCTGCGGCGAGTAACTGTGTGCCACTTCCCGAAAACGGCTCGGCGACAACATCACCTTCCGAAGTGTGATTGCGGATCGGGATCGCGTAAAGTTCAGCGGGCTTCTGCATTGGGTGTAGGTAGGCTCCGTGAGCCACCTTCTTGACTTCCCAGACAGTCGTTTGCTTGCGTCCGCCGTTCCATATGTGTTGCTTGCCTTTCAGAAAACCGAACCAGCAGTTCTCGTGCTTCCATTGGTAATCAGTTTGACCGAGCGTCAGTTGATTTTTCACCCATACTATTTGACTTTGGATGTGAATCCCAGCCGATCGCATCGCCGCCGCCGCCGCCGCCCCTTCTTCCATCGCTGCCGTCCACAAATAGAAAGCCGCCTGCGGGTCGCTGTTACGAAGCCATGTCTCCCACATTGTCACAAGCCATGCAGATAACTCGCCGCCTTGCCGCTTGTCGTTCTCGATCCCGCCCCAGTCTCTAAACCTATTTGTATCGCCAGCGTCTCGTCGAGTCCGTCGATTAGCTGCTTCGACGCCGTAGGGTGGGTCTGTCGCAACTAACCCCGCGAGTTCGCCCGCCATCAACCGCCCCACGTCGTCCGCGTTCGTCGAGTCGCCGCACAGCAGGCGGTGCGTCTGCTTCCCTTCGATCAGCCACAACTGCCCGCGTTCGGTTTTCCACTTGTCTCGCAGATCTTCGCTGGGATCTTGCGGCGGCACATCGTCCAGTTCTGCGGGCTCGCTCGGGCAAAGTTCGTCCAACATCGCCTGCGTGGCTTCGCTATCGAAGTCCAGGTCAGCCACGAGCGACTGTAGCATGTCATCATTCGTGCCAGCCATTGCCGCGAGTGGATCATGCGTCGCCAAGATCTTGTCAGCCTCTTCGTCGGTAACGTCCAAAATCAGTACCGGGATCTTGCTATCGGGTGCGATCTCGGCGCGGAGATGCCCGTCGATCAGCTGCAATCCGTCCTTCGTTTCGCGCGCCAACACCGCGTCAGCGAACCCGATCTCGGCCAGCACGCCGCGCATCGCGTCCGACTGCTCGCTCGGATGCGTTCGCCAGTTTTTCGGGTTTGGAATCAGATCCTTGGCGGCTACGCGCCGCAAACTCTTGATTCTGTCGCGGATTTTCACTGTCGATCCTCAGATCCTTAGATCGCTAAACGTTTTATTTCGTAGAAATCGACGCGACAT